GTTCAATACTGTTTCTGTTATCAACAGCAAAATCTGATATTCGTATCCACTCTGGAAGGTTCTTGAGTATGATCTTTACTTTCTTTACAAGGTTGGCTGCAGTTGATAGTTTAGTGGCGACGATGAGAACGTTTTTGTCTCTATGGAAGAGAACAAGCCACGCAACGTAAGCAGCTGTAATCGTTGATATTCCCAGCTGTCTCGCTTTGAGAACGACAATGAATCTATGTAGGGCAAGATCGTTTACTAAATCTGACTGGAAGTCATATGTTTTAAATGGAATAAGACCTTTGCCGGGGTGAGGGATTTTGCAGTAGGTATTTATAAAGTATACTGGGTTTTTACCAGATTTGACTACTTCTTTTACTATTTTGTCTTTGGTAAGTTTGTAAGACATTAAGCATCTTTTCGGGTTACGTTCTCTGGCTTCTTATCTGTGCTCAACTCAAGGAACTTCTTGAAGTTGGCTTCTAAACGATCTTCTGAAGGATCAGAAACCTCGACTACATCTTTCATATTGCCGACTGTATATGTTTTCGTGGCTTGTATCCAAGTGCGAAGTCTAGACATATTTTGGAGGCTGAAGCTGGCTTTACCATCTTCCTTGAGAGATAGGGCGTCGCCGGTTACTTTCTTGTATTCTTTCTTTAGAAACTTTGTAATATCTGCATAAGTTTGCTCTAGCTCTTGGTCTAGCTTTGTATTATGGAAATCAGATACAGGCATCTCTGACTGATAAGAAACAATAAGTTTTGGTCCACTCATACGAACGTTAAAGCCATCCATCACTCTGGAATCATTTAGAGGGCATCCTTGCTCTCTCTTGAGACCAGCAACCTTTTCGTCGCCCTCGGCAACAAATCTTTCATCATGCGAACCATCCCAAGCATTTGCTGCTGCTTGATTAATCCCTTTTACAATATCGTATACACTAGCCATTTATTTTTGCTCCTTAGTTGGTCGCCAACCATCAGCCCATCTTTCTTCTCTATCTTCTATCCATTGAATATAACACTTGTAGCAACATTCAAATTTATTCATATAAAGATCATCTTTCATGCTAAAAGAATATTCGCTACAAATTGGGCAAACTCTTTTGCTTTCTTTACTAATTAGATTTTTGGATAATAAAAAGCCCTCTTCTTCTATTTTCTCATGAGCTTCTTCTTTCTTACGTTGTCTAGAATAGAATTCTTTTAATTGTTCGAGGTACTCTTCTTCCTTTTCGTCTGTCCAGCCAGAACTAGGATTTATAATTGCTTCTTCTCCAAACTTCTTCGCAATTGCTTTTTCTACATATGCTATTTTATTTAGATCTTTTTTCATATTATTGTTCGAAAGAGACAGTTTGCCACTCACCATCTGCAACAATCTTTAGTCTATTTGTGTCTGCTTCATAAAGCATCAAGCCATTGTGTGCTGAAGTTACAGTGGGCAAAGCTCCACTATCGACTCTCGGTAACATAAAACCTTGATCACTGGAAGACAATTCAAGAATTGCATCATCGTTTGGCTCAGTTGTTCCAATCCCTACTTCGCCAGTATCATTGATCGACATTTTTGGTGTTGCGCTAGCGTAGCGACCATTGGTTGATGTTGAAAATACCATATTGATTGCAGAGGCAATGTGAAGGTCGTTGTTGGATGGAGCAGTGGAATGATATATAGCTGAATCGACCAAACCGCCATCTTGTCTTAAAATAATAATTGGATTGTCGCCTTCATTGTTGTTATCAGTGTCAGCTTCTATGATTAGTGTGGCGTCTGTTGTTGCTGTACTTATATGTAATAGACCGTCAGGATCTTCTGTTCCGATTCCTACTCTATTGTTGACACCATCAACAACAAGTGTCATATCCTCACCATCGAAAACGATATCGTCGTCTCCGCTTCCTAAATCGATCTCGCCATCTACTACCAAAGAACCGGTTATTTCGGCGCCGTCACCATATTTAGACATTTTATTCTCCTTGCGTTATGATATTGTATCATAGGATAAATAGACTTTTAAAATAAAAAGGGACAGGGGGCGAACCCCCCATCCCAAACAAATAAACTAACTTAAAAAGTTGGCTTACTTGTCAAGTTTAGCTTTAAGAGCTTCAATCTGAGCCTGTTGGGTTTTTACTGCCTCAACAAGTAAGGAAGTAATACGAGTATAATCGATACCCATAAGGTTTCCATTCTTGGAAACAACTTCAGGAACAACAGTGTTGACCTCTTGAGCGATGAAACCGAATTCACGTTTTCCACCAGACTTCAAGTCATAAGAAACACCACGTAAGCCTTGGATCATATCCATAGCATTTGTGACGGTTTTTACGTTAGTCTTGAGTTTAGAGTCTGAATAAGTGATGAAAGAACGAGCCTTTGCATCATGATCACTCTCTAGAGTAAGATCGCCATTCATGGTTACATTACCAGTAACAGCAGCACCGGCTTGCAAAGTCATCAAACCCGCGAAGTTAGAAGTACTGTCGCAATCTAATGCGCCGTCAACTTCAACAATGCCTGCGAATTGAGCATAACCAGCGACGGTGAAGTCGGCATCGCCGCTTGCGCCACCTGTGGCGAGAAAGTCACAGACTGCGCCACCAGCTGTACCAAAGACAATTGTCTCTTCATCATTAGTTGTCTCAAACAGAATGTAGTTGTTACCACCTTGTTCGATAGTCAAAGCTTCACCCAGGTTATCTTCAAGTGTGATCTTGTTCGTGGTAGTAGCACCACCGAACTGAACCTGAAGACCGTTTGCAGCATCAGCAACACTAATAGTGTCACAGTCAATGTCGCCAACGTTTCCAATGTTTCCATTAGAGAAATCACCAGAAGTAGCTACCATAGCAGCAAACGTACCGGCAGCAGCAGAAGCTGCACCGATAGTAACACCATCAATAGAACCACCATTGAGGTCCATAGTGGTAACCGTACCCATATCAGCTACTGTACGACTAGCATTGGTCCAGTTAGCTGCCATTGAAGCAATTTCAAGAGCACCAGCAGTGGTTAGACCGTAGTCATCATCACCAACTGTGAGGTCGCCACCACACTTAACAGTGCTTGAGCCAGAAAAAGTAGTAGCAGTAACTGCTCCTAGAGCGGAAAGACCGCTTACAGTCATCGCATCGATGTAACCAGCGTCAGCATGGACATCTGCCCATTGAAGAGCAGAAGAGCCTAAGTCGCGAGCGGAGTCGGACGAAGGAACAAGGTCGGAGTCGAAACGACCAGTAGCCGTAATGGTATCACTTGTAGCATCACCAAGATCAACATCGCCATTAGCAGCAAGAGTACTACTGAAAGTAGCAGTTGTACCAACTAATGCAGCGAAAGAACCAGCAGCTACCGAAGCAGCACCGATAACAGTACCATCAATAGCACCACCGTTGATATCACAAGTTGTAACTGAACCAAGGTCAGCAACAGTATTACTAGCATTTGTCCAGTCGTTGCTAAAGCTAAAGCTAGAGCCATCATCGGCAGCAATGCTGTCGAGAGCGATGGAACCAACGTTCGTGATGTTACCATCCGAACAGTTAAGACTTGTACCAACCAAAGCAGCAAATGTACCTGCTGCAGCAGAGTTAGCACCAATGATTGTACCATCAACGGCACCACCATTGATATCAACAGTTGTAAGGGTAGAAGTACCGGTAACTGTCAAAGCATCAATATAACCAGCATCAACGTGAGCTTCAGCCCATTGAAGAGCAGATGTACCTAAGTCGCGAGCAGAGTCGGTCGAAGGAACAAGGTCAGAATCAAAACGACCAGTAGCCGTAATGGTATCACCAGTAGCGTCACCAAGATCAACGCTACCATTGAAGGTTGCCAAACCGGTTACTGTGAGTGCAGCAGCGGTTTCGCCGTAGACATAGGTTGCCAATTGTGAAGCTTCGATGTACTTTTCAGTACCACCGTCGCTCATCAAGAATTTGTCGCCATCGGCAATAGTAACACCAGAACCATCGGTGAAACTATCGATATCAAGTCCAGAGACTTGAGCGTCGACATAAGCTTTAATGCTTTGTTGGGTACATAGCGCGGTTGCGCTGTTGCTACCCATAGCATCTTCATCAAGAATTGCGGTCATTGAGGTGCCGCCTTTTAGTGCTAGACTGGAACCTGAAAGTAACCCTTCAGAATACACATAGCCACCAACATCCATACCAACGTTGGTATAGAGTATCTCCGAAGCGTCGGAGCCAGAAAGAACGATAGAGCCACTCTTTTCAGTGGGACTACCTTCATAATTTTGCAACTCAATAAATTTACCATATTGGGTTGCGGAAACAGGACTTGCCATAATTAATTTTCTCCTTTAGCCGCCCTTTTACGGGCGGGTTGAGAAGTAAGTAGAGGGCTAATTGTCTAGCAGTACATCGTTTAGAAAAATAATTTGATCTTTTAGTTTATCTATTTGAGATTGTTGATTTTTTATTGCTTCAACTAAAATTGGAACTAGTCTGGTGTAGTCTAGACTCTTCGCATCAACCTTATTTTCTTCCCATTCAACAATTTCTGGTAAATGTTTTCCAACTTCTTCGGCAATGAGTCCTATATCTGATTTCTGAGAATCTTTCCAATTATATCTAACGCCTCGCAAAGCTTTAGTGATTGCCAAGGGATCTTTGATTGTTTCTATGTTTTCTTTATAACGGGCTGAACTATAGGTTGCCCAGCTATACGCAACAGCTTTGCCGTCGTTGCCGGTTGATGAATTCGGTAAGGTCAAACGATGTGTTATGTCACTTGTCATATTGACGCCAATATAACCGCTACTACTCAAAAACATTCTTGACACTCCACCAGCAACTAAATCTAAACCGCTGTCTAAGATTCGCGTACCTACAGTAAACCCTGGGTCTGGTGAATATCCATAATCAACTGATGGGGCGCTATATTGAATCGTAATTGTGTCTGAGCCGGTGACTATGCTTATATTATCTCCAGCTATAAGCGTTTTGAAAGGCAAATTAGAATTTACTTTTGTCATAGCCAAGCCGTAGCCTGCACCTTCATTAGAAGTAGTGTTTGTCTCGCCAGAGCCAGAACCCACATTGATTGTAACAATCGTCGCGTCTGTGCCTGAATCGTCGACTGCAGTAACGCCAGAGCCTGTAAAATTGAGGTAAGTCCTGGCTGTCAGATCACTACCGGCATTTTGAATGGTATGCCCTCCGCTACCGCCTCCAACTCCAGTTAGGTTCGAACCGTCGCCATAAAAAACACTAGCAGAAATAAAACTTGAAGCGCTTAGGCTAGTTCCCACTGAAACGCCTAAATCAGAATAAGAAGCTGTTAGTTGATCTAACCCACTAATTGAGCCTCCATGAATCTTATCTCCACCAATTTCATCATTATCAACCGTTTGGTTTGTGAAATCTAAATAATAACTTGCAGCTTGGCTGTTTAACTGGGAGGCATCAACGTTTGTTATAAAAGAGCCGTCACCAATAAAAGCACTCGCTGAAACATTAGCAGAAGCGCTAAGTGTTGTTGCGGCTGCTGTGCCTAAACTAGAGTGTGAAGCTGTTAGTTGTCCCAAGCCGCTAATCGAACCACCGTGAATCTTATCTCCACTAATCTCATTGTCATCTACCGTTTGGTTTGTGAAATCTAAATAATAGCTACCTTCTTGATTGTCGAGTTGATCTGCATTGAGATTGTCGACAAGAGAATTGCTGTTGACCTCTAAACTTCCAAATTGTCCCACTGAGCTTGAAATTCCAGCACTAGCTGATATTTGAGCTTGGGAGATCGTAGATGGCAATCTAGAATTGTTTAGTGTTCCGGCATTGATATTGTCAGCATCTAAATAATAACTTGCGGCTTGATTGTTTAGTTGAGAAGTATTATTGGCATTGACGTTGGTCAGAGATGAGCCATCGCCAATAAAAGCACTTGCCGATACATTAGCAGAAGCGCTGAATGTTGTTGCAATTGCTGTGCCCAAGCTGGAATAAGAGGCTGTTAGTTGATCTAACCCACTAATTGAGCCGCCATGTACCTTATCTCCGCTAATTTCATCATTATCAACTGTTTGATTTGTGAAATCTAGATAGTAGCTGCCTTCTTGACTATCAAGCCTATCTGCATTAAGATTGTCAACAAGAGAGCTATCATTTATTTTCAAACTGCTAAACTGTCCCACTGAACTTGAAATTCCAGTACTGGCTGATATTTGCGTTTGAGATATCGTGGATGGCAATCTAGCATTATTTAGCGTACCGGCGTTAACGTTATCAGCATCTAAATAATAGCTTGCAGCTTGGCTATTCAGTTGAGTGGCATTATCAGCAGTGGCGGCGTTAACGCCGGTCACATTTGTACCATCTCCATAAAACATGCTAGCTGATATATTGGCAGAAGCGCTGAGTGTTGTTGCGATTGCTGTGCCCAAACTAGAATATGAAGCTGTTAATTGGTTCAAGCCGCTGATTGAACCTCCATGCACCTTATCTCCAGAAATCTCATTAGCGTCGACTGTTTGGTTTGTAAAGTCTAGATAATAGCTGGCTGCTTGGCTGTTTAGTTGAGTGGCATTGACATTGGTCACAGATGAGCCGTCGCCAGTAAAGGTACTACTCATCGATGATGCAGTTATACTATTGGCAGCTTTAATAGTGCCACTTACAATAATGCCGTTGGTAGAACCAGAGATTTCAAGATATTCATTTGTTGAGATAAATTTAATGGATGCATCCTCATCATCGCCAAACCCAAGAACAATATCATCGCCAAAGCTTAATGAAGTAGCAGGTTGTCCTGCCAAGCTAGTCATTTCAACTCCACCAGCAATTTTCAAAGGTGATGCTCCAACAAGAGTACCTCTAATTTCTATTGTACTGCCAGATAGAGCTATTCCTTTGGAAGAACCAGAAATGATAAGAAAATCATCACCGCTCTCATTGTATTCTATATGTGCATCGCCATTCGTACCAAATTTTATTTTAGTATCATCTGCTATCGATAAATCAGTACCATCCCATGTAACTGAGGACATGGCGCCAAAGACGCCTCCATTGTTATACTGAAGTTGGGTAGCGCTACCTGCCGCTGGCAATTGCGATACTGTTATTTTCTTAACGTTGTTGCTGTCATCAGCATCAGCGATTAGCATTTGGTCACTATTAGAGACTGTAATGCCGCTGCCGTCAGTTGCACCATCAACGTCAACGCTTATTACAATCGAACTTGCGGTGCCGCCGCCAGATAAAGCATTGCCAGCGGTAACTTCAGAAACTGGGAGTTGTGAAGCGCTTACTTTTTTTACATTATTGCTATCATCTATGTCGGCAATCAGAACAAGATCATTATTATGTACAGTTATTCCAGAACCATCAGTTGCTCCATTAATATCAATTGCCAAGGCTACCGTTCCAGATGTGCCTCCACCAGATAATCCGTTGCCAGCAGTGACAGCATCGATATCGCCTGTCATTGAAGGTAGCTGAGATACTGTTATCTTCTTGACATTATTACTGTCATCAACATCTGCAATCAAAAGAATGTCGCTAGTGGAAACAGTAACCCCTGTGCCGTCAGTTGCTCCGTCGATGTCAACATCCAAGGTTACAGCAGCAGTACTGCCACCACCTGACAGGGCATCTCCAGCTACAACAGAAGTAACTGCGGGTAGTTGAGATATTGTTATCTTCTTGACATTGTTACTATCATCAGCATCGGCTAATAAAAGTTGATCGCTCGTTGTAACAGTGACACCTGAACCATCTGTAGCACCATCAATATCAACAGCTAGCGATACTGCTGCTTCTGTGCCTCCACCTGATAAGCCATTACCAGCAGTGACTGCGGTAATATCTCCTGTAACTGAGGGTAATTGTGATATGTTTATCTTTTTAACGTTATTGCTATCATCAGCATCAGCGATTAATAGAGTATCATTTACTGAAACGTCAATACCTGTTCCGTCTGTTGCGCTATTAATATCGACATTTAGGGATACGCCGCCGACTGTGCCGCCGCCTGCCAGACCATTGCCAGCAGTAACTGCGGTAATGTCTCCATTGGTTTCAATTACTCGACTGTCGACTATGTTAAGTAACTTGGCGCGACTATAATCTCCAATTCTACCTTTTGCCATTTACTGAGTTCCCGCTTGGACAGCGTAAACTACAGCTAGAGTAATGCCAATACCAACAACTATGCCGCCGGTAGCCCACCAAGTTGAATAATCATTGGTGTCACTGGCGATTTTGCTTAGTCGTTCTATTTCAGTATTTTTGATTTGCAATAAGGAAGTATATCTTTGTTCCATGGATTCCATAGAAACTCTTGTTGTTTCTAAAATAAGATTTACTCTTGCTAATTCTTTGGCTACTTCAAATCTTATACGAAGTTCGCATCCAACCTCAGAGAAGTCTTTCTCTACAAAGAGTTTGGCAGCAGCAATAGAGTTTAGCAAAACGCCTGAATATGGCGCTGCTTCACCTTGTTGTATTCCCATAATTCTTGGTTGAGGCGGGAGTTCGGGCACTACCGGAGGATCTGCTAACGCTGTTAATGGAATTAACAAAAAGAAAATCAACGCTATAGCTGTAATCTTATTCAACATAAACCAAACCATATTTCTCTGCTAGCATCTGAGCTAGTGCGTTTGGATCATCGTGATGTTTTTCAACTATATCTTTGATTTCTTTTTTCTTTGCCTCGTCCAATTCTTTATTATCAACAGCGTATTGGTCTTCCAATTGAGAAACAAGATCATTATATTTCTCAATAACCTTATTTCTTTTTTCTAGTTCTTCTTCATGACTTTGATTGATGACGTCAATTTGTGCTTTGTAGGACTTGTTTCTTTCTTCTAATACTAGGAACGCGGCGTCCTTTCTTCGGAAGAGTAGCCAAAGGGCAAGAGTATAAAGGATGATAAGCGGAACTTTCCAATTATGTTTCAGCCATACCCATGCTTTTTTAAAAAAACTTTTTATGGCTAATAATGTCACTTCCCGTGCCTCCATCTCGTTGCAATATCAGCTAGACCCTCTAGCCCAATATAAGCTAGGGAAATAG